TGACGGTGCAGGTAACTCTGGAACATTATCTCTTGGTGATGGAGCAGACGTAGATAGATACGTTTCAGCTTCAACAGCAACTGCAGGTATGGAAACAACCAGAGCAAGAGCAGGTGACAGTTCAATGGGAACAACATCTGTCGGTTATGGCGTGTACGCTGCTGCTGACACTATCGACTTAGTAATTGCAACAGGTGCAGTGGATTGTAAAGTCCGTGTATTCTGTGTACTTGCTGATTTTGATGGCGAAGGCGATTCAGAAGCACAAAAAGTATCATTTGCATAATTGCAAATATGGGGAGGGGTTTATACCCCTTCCTGCTTTATGAAGTTTTTAATAACTCTGATAATATTTTTTAATGGGGAAATATCTCCTAAAATTTATACATATCAACTTTTAGATTTCACAGATTATAAAACTTGTGAAATATTTATAAATACAAAACAAGATTTTTTAAAAGAAACAATACAAGGACAGTTTCCTACTAAAACAATAAAAAGTAGTGCTGTCACATGTTTAACTCCTGAAGAGGTAAATAATTTAAGAGAATATACTATGGGTGGAAAATGGGAACAAAGACATATTTAACATTAACTAATTTAGCTTTGAATGAACTGAATGAAGTAGAACTAACAAGTTCTAACTTTACTTCTAGTAGAGGTATACAAACGTCTGCTAAAAATTTTATTAATAAAGCAGTTAATGAATTATATATGTCTGAAATAGAATGGCCTTGGTTACATACTAATAACACACAAGTATTAAACACTGGCCAACAAGAGTATACTTTTCCCACTGCATTTAGAAAAGCAGACTTTGATACATTTACAATTAAACCAACAGAATTAATTACTAATGGTGAATTTACATCTGACATAAGTAACTGGACAACTGTAGACGGTACTCCAACATATGTTTCTACAGGTAATGGTAGATTACAACTTAATGATGCAACAGTAACACAATCTATCTCTACAGTTGTAAATAAAAAATACAGATTAACTGTAAGAGCATTCGATACAGTAGGAACAGGTCAAGCATTTAAGATTCAAGTAGGAACTGCAGCAGAAGGCACACAAAATTTAAATGAAACATTAACAGTAGAAAACTTTGGTAATGGTGCAATATTATCTACATCTTTTGTTGCAACTGCACAAACAACCTTTGTTACAATAAATAATCCTACAACTGTAACTAACATGCAGGTAGATTTTATCAGAGTATCTGCAGATGAAGTTCCAATAAATTTAAAGTATATAAGTTATGATGCATATATACAAGGTAGATACACAAGTGATGAAAAGAATAGTGATTCACAATATGGTAAGCCTATATTTGTATATAGAACACAAGACCATTTAAGTTTCGGAGTATCACCCATACCTGATGAAGACATTTTTACAGTACATTATGAATACTTTAAAACACATACAGAATTATCTGCAGCTACAGATACTTTAGATTTACCAGATATTTATGCAGATGTAGTTGTCAATAGAGCAAAATATTATTTATATAAATTAAGAAATGATGTTCCTATGGCAAACATAGCAAATGCAGAATATGAAAAAGGTGTAGAAAGAATTAGAGTAGAAATGTTAAATAGACAAGAGTATATGAAAGATACTAGGGTAAATTTAAACACTACATCTAGAACAACAAGCAACACATCAGTTCTAACATTTACATAGAATGGCACAGGTACAACCTTCAGTTGTTAGTTTAGGTGGAGGATTAATCTTAAACAAAGATGTGTTCTCTATGTCACCTGGAGAAGCACTACAGCTTAGAAATTTTGAACCAGATATAGAAGGTGGATATAAAAAAGTATTAGGAACAACAAAGTATAATACTAACATTTGTCCGCAAGTTTCTGCGTCTACAGAAAGAGTTGTGTTTACTGCTATATTTAATGATGTAGTTTTAGCAGGTAGAGGTGGCACTATAAATAGAGCAAGTTCAGGTTCAGGAAGTTGGACTTCTACTATTACTGGATTAGGAACACCCACACAAAATTACGAACATAGATTATTTAACTTTGATGGTACAGATAAAATTATTATTACTACTGGTACATCTAATCCACAAATATTAAATACATCTTTTAGCACTTCTGTAGTTAATGCATCAGGGACATCTAATTTTAAATTTGTAGAAATATTTAAGAATCATATATTTTTTGCAGGACACTCTAGTAATGTACAAGAACTTAGTTTTATGGGCCCAAATCAAACTAATGATTTTACTAGTGGTAATGGTGGGGGAACTATTAAAGTTGATGCAGAAATTGTAGGACTTAGAACTTTCCGTAATAGTTTAATTATATTTGGTAAAGATAAAATATTTAAACTAACAGGAACTTCATCTGCTAATTTTGCAATTACTCCTATAACAAGAAACATAGGATGCACAGACGGTAGAAGTATACAGGAACTTGGTGGTGATGTAATATTTTTAGCACCTGATGGACTTAGAACTATTGCAGGAACAGAAAGAATTGACGATACAGAACTTGGTACAGTATCTAAGCAAGTACAAAAAAGAATTAACGAGATTACAACACATAATATAAATTCACTTGTAATTAGAAGCAAATCACAGTATAGAATATTTTTTCCTACAAGTGCAGACCAAGATGAAAACTCTGCAAGAGGATTAATATCAGTAATTAAAGCTAATCCTAACACAGGTTCTCTTGGTTTTGAATACGCAGATATGCAAGGATTAAAAGTTTCAAGTGCAGATTCTGGATTTATATCTAATGTAGAAACTATTGTAAGTGGTGGATATGATGGTTTTGTTTATCAACAAGAATCAGGAAATGTATTTACACAATCTGAATCTACAGTAAATATAAGTGGAGTATATCGTTCACCAGACATGACTATGGGTGACCCTGGTATTAGAAAAAATATGCAGAAGGTCATATGGAACATAGACCCGGGAGGTACACTAGCATCTAGTTTTTTATTAGAGTATGATTTTAGTGATGATGAAGTTCCACAACCAGAGGCATACACATTATCTGTAACAGGTAATATAGCACAGTATGGATTAACAGAATCTACATATGGTTCAGCAGTATATGGTTCTACAGGTTCAGATTTAATTAGACAAGCAGTAGAGGGCAGTGGATTTACAGTAGCTACAAAAATATTAGACGCAACAAACAATAACCCAATATCATTAAAAGGATTTGAAATGGAATTTTCAGCAGGAGGAAGAAGATAAGACATGGGAGCAACTTATACTAGACAGAGTTCATCAACTATTGTTGATGGTGGTACTATTGAAGCATCTCATTTTAATGCAGAGTTCGACCAAATATTAGCGGCATTCGCCTCTAGTACAGGACACACCCATGACGGCACAAGTGCTGAAGGTGGTCCGATAACAAAACTATTAGGTAATACTTTAACATTTGGTGCAGCCACAGCAGGAACAGATATTACAATTACCTTTGATGGTGAGACAAGTGACGGTGTATTAAAATGGATGGAAGATGAGGACTACTTTGAGTTTTCAGATGACATACTAATAGCTAGTACAGAAAAAATACAATTTAGAGATACTGCAATATTTATTAATTCTTCTGCAGACGGACAACTAGATTTAGTAGCAGATACAGAAATACAGATTGCTGCAACCACAGTAGATATAAATGGTAATGTAGATATATCAGGAACATTGACAGTTGCAGGTGCATTAGATTTTAGTGATGCAAATATAAGTAACATTGGAAGTATTGCATTAGATACAATTACAAATGACGGCACAGATATTACATTAGATTCTAGTGGAGATATTATATTAGATGCTGATGGTGCAGATATTACACTTAAAGATGCAGGTACAACTTTTGGTAGTTTAACAAATTCTAGCGGTGAGTTAGTAATTAAATCAGGCTCAACACCTACCGCAGCTATTACATTAAGTGGTGCTAATGCAACTATCGAAGGTAACTTAACAGTAGACGGAAACTTTGATGTCACAGGAACTTTAGATTTTAGTGATTCAGCTATTACAAATGTAGGCAGTATTCAATTAGATAGTATTGCAGGTGATGCAGATTCTAACACATCTATTACATTTAGTGGTTCAGATGTTATCACAATGGCAACAGGTGGCACAACTGCTTTAACAATAGATGCTAGTCAAAATGTAACTATTGCAGGAGACCTAACAGTAACAGGTGATGACATCACTATGGGTACAAATACTGCAGGTAATCTTTTAATAGCAGATGGTACAAACTTTAATTCTGTAGCTGTAGGTTCTCTATCAGAAATATCTACGGTAGCAAATGATGATGTATTTTTAGCGGTAGATACTTCAGGTGGAGGTCTTAAAAAAATTACAAGAAGTGCTGTTGTAGCAGGACTTGCAACATCAGGTGCTATATCAAACTTAGCAGAGGATTCTACCCCACAATTAGGTGGAGATTTAGATGTTAATGGCAATGATATTGTATCTACATCAAATGGTAATATTACTTTAACACCTAACGGAAGTGGTGTAGTTAGAATAGATGGCTCTAATGGTATTGATATTCAATCTGGTGCTATATCAATTAAAAACTCTGGAGCACAATCTTATGTAAGATTTTATTGTGAATCTTCAAATGCTCACTATGTACAATTACAAGCACCTGCACATGCAGATTTTTCAGGTAACCACACAGTAACTTTACCTAACTTAGCAGCAACTCTTGCAACAACATCATTAAGTGAAACATTAACAAATAAGTCAATAGATTCTGACAACAATACTATTACAAATATTGTAAACGCAGATATTAAATCTAGTGCTGCAATCGCAGATACAAAACTAGCTACGATATCTACCGCAGGTAAAGTTGATATTGGTGCGTTAGAAATAGACGGTGCTACTGACATAGGTGCAGATTTAGCAGATGCAGATTTAATTATTGTAGATGATGGCGGAGGCGGAACAGAAAGAAAATCTGCCATGTCTAGAATACCAACTTATGTATTTAGTAAAGTAAGTGGAGATGCTACAGTTGCTTCAAATGGTGCTTTAACTATTGCAAGTGATGCAGTAGAACAATCAATGATAGCTGATGACGCTGTGGGTGCAGACCAACTTGCAGCAAACGCAGTTGTTAACGCAAGTATAGCATCAAGTGCAGCGATAGCAGATTCTAAATTAGATACAATATCTACTGCAGGTAAAGTAGCATTAACAGCATTAGAAATAGATGGTGGGACAGATATTGGAGCAGATTTAACTACATCTGACTTAATAGTAGTAGATGATGGTGCAGGTGGTACAAACAGAAAAGCTGCATTATCAAGAGTAGTAACTTTAATGACGGCACAAGGATTTTCTCAAGAAGACCCGACTGCATTAGCAATCGCATTAGGATAGGAGGATAGATGGCAAATACATTTAAAGTAGTAACAAAAGCAGGTGTAACAAGTGCTGATACTATCTACACTGTAGCCAGTTCTACAACAACAGTAGTTCTTGGAATCATGGTAGGTAATACAACAACATCACAGATTACTGCAACAGTAAGTTTAGGTTCAGACACTAGCAATAGAGCAGGTGCAAAC